GGCATTGCGCGCCGCGATATTCGTCTAGCTACAGACTTTTGAAATTTAGGTAAGGGCTATGGCGATCGTTTCCCAAGCTGAATACGCGCGGATGCGCGGTGTCAGCGAGAAGACTGTCTCCGTCTGGAAGAAGGAGGGGAGGCTGGTGCTTTCCGATGGCGGCGTGGACGTGGACGCGTCCAATGCATTCCTCGCAAAGTACCGCACCGCCGGTCTAGGTAAGGCAGGTAAGGGTAAGGCGTCGGGTAAGGGAGCGCCTGAGGTAAGAGCTGGCGAGACGCCGGCCCAAGCGGCTGACAGAATTTTGTCCGAGACCGGCGCCGACATGTCGATCGAGGAAGCCAAGCGCGTCAAAGAGAACTACCTGGCGCTACTGAACCAGCTCGAATACGACCAGAAATCGGGCGCTGTCGTGGCAGTTGCCGACGTCGCCAAGGCTGTTGGCGACGAATACGCCAGGGTGCGTACCCGGCTGTTGGCAATTCCTGCTGAGCGAGCCCCGGACATACATCGAATGAAGACGGTCACCGAAGTGCAGGACGCGCTGCAGGAGATGATCGTTCAGGCCCTTGAGGAGTTGACTCGTGACGGAGTTGGTAGCCCCGCTTGAAGGGCGGCGCTACGCCAATGGGTTTTCAGCGCTGCAGCGCGGCCTTCTGGAATCTCGCCGCAGGAACCTGCAGCCTCCGCCAAAGCTGACGTTGAGCCAATGGGCGGAGCGGTACGCCGTTCTGTCGCGCGAGACCAGCGCGCAGACAGGCCGGTTTCGGTCCTTCCCGTATCAGACCGGGATCATGGATGCAGTGACCGATCCTTCGGTGACGATGATCACGGTCCAGAAGTCTGCCAGGGTTGGATACACGAAGATCCTCGATCATGTTGCCGGGTATTTCATCCACCAGGACCCGGCGCCGCTGCTGGTTGTGCAGCCTCGCGTCGAGGATGCGGAAGATTACAGCAGCACCGAGATCGAGCCCATGCTTCGGGACACGCCGGTGCTGTCGGAAATTACTGGCGATTTGAAAGCCAAGGACTCGAAGCAGAAGATGCTGAAGCGGGTATTCCGCAACGGCGCTTCGATCTCGTTCGTGGGGGCAAATAGCCCAGGCGGATTCCGGCGCATTACCGCGCGCATCGTGGCATTCGATGAAATCGACGGCTATCCGGTTCAGGGTGCCGGCAAGGAAGGCGACCAGATCGCTCTGGGCATCAAGCGTACCGAGTCGTTTTGGAACCGCAAGGTCATTCTCGGCAGCACGCCGACCGTTAAGGGCTACAGCCGGGTAGAAAAGAGTTTCGCGGAAAGTGATCAGCGACGCTACTACGTGCCGTGTCCTCACTGCGGCGAGTACCAGGTGCTTGAGTGGGGTGGTCCCGATACGCCATACGGTATCAAATGGGAAAAGGATGGGAACGGCGAAGGTCTGCCGGACACCGTCTATTACGTCTGTAGGGAAAACGGCTGCGTCATTCATGACATGGACAAGCCTGACATGGTGGCTCGTGGCGAGTGGCGCGCATCAAAGCCATTCAAGGGACATGCTGGATTCCATATCTGGGCCGGCTACAGCCTGTTCCCAAATGCGTCATGGCGCAACCTAGTCGCGGAATGGCTGAAGGTGAAGGATGACCCGCTGTCGCGGCAGACCTTTATCAACCTGGTGCTAGGCGAGGCCTACGAAGACCGCGGCGAAAAGGCGCTGAAGGAAGGCTTGCTGGCCGAACGTTGCGAGGTATGGCCGGCGCAGGTCCCGGATGGGGCTGCTGTCCTGACGGTCGGCGTTGACACGCAAGACGATCGCTTCGAGTGCGAAGTTACCGGGTGGGGTAGGAACGAGGAAAGCTGGTCGGTCGACTATGAAGTGATCCATGGCGATTTGGAAACGCCTGATCCCTGGGACCGACTGGATGCATATCTGAAGCGCATATGGCGTCGCGCCGATGGGCGAGGATTTGAGGCAATGGCCGTTTGCATCGACTCCGGCGGACACCATACCCAGAAGGTCTACGAGTTCGCAAAGGCGCGGCTTGGACGGAGGGTGTGGGCGATCAAGGGCGAATCTGCGATCGCAGGCAAGCGCAACCCGGTATGGCCGACAAAGACACCGAGCCGGCGCAGCAAGTCGACGTTCCGGCCGGTGATCATCGGCGTGAACGCGGCAAAAGATGTGATTCGGGCTCGCCTTCACATCGAAACGCCGGGCCCGGGCTACATGCATTTTCCAGTAGATCGGGACATTGGCTATTTTGCGCAGTTGACGGCCGAGCGATCAATTAGGAAGACGTCGGGTGGCCAGCATTACCGAGTGTGGGAACTGCCGCCGGGGCGTGCGAATGAAGCGCTTGACTGCCGCGTGTACAGCTATGCAGCGCTTTGCGGGCTATTGCATCTCGGTCTGAAGTTGAATAAGCGAGCTGAGGACATATCGGTTCCGTACCAGCGAACGGAAGACGAGCAGCAGGCAGCCCGACAAGATCCGCCGGCACCGATGCCTCCGGCCACTGCAGTGGTGCAGTCAATCAAGAAGTCCCTTGCCGCAAGGCTGGCATAAGGAAAAGACATGGAAACGAAAGTCGGAGCGGTTACCTTTTCGCACAATTCCAGCTTCACTGGTGAAGTCGAGATCGAGCGCGGCGGGCTGGCGGTCAAAGTACCGTTCGAGGCCCTGCAAAAGATTGTTGCTGAAAAAGTGCGATTCCAGATGGTCGAGAATATCAACGCGCTGAAACCGCATGAAATCCTCGCGCTGGCCGCGTCGAAGAAATGAGCAGGGCGAGCATCCTGGACGGCATGTCCGTCGACGTCCTTCAAGCTAAGCTTTCTGTCATGCAGCAGGCATACCTTGACCTGTCGACTGGCGCCAAGGGGGAGTCGTACAGCTATACCCAAGGCGACGGTTCCAAGTCGGTGACCTACACGCGGGCCAATATCAGCCAGCTCACTCGCGCCATTCTGGCCGTCCAAATCCAGATTGACCGGCTGACAGGTCAATGCGTCAACCGCGTTGGTCCGCTGCGACCTTATTTCTGAAAACCATGATCCTTGATTCTTCCGGGCGCCCGATCAGTTCACCGGTGCCGGGGAAGGTGCGTGCGTCGACTTCTCCGGGCAGCCTGTACCCGAACATCTATCCGTATGAGGCGGCCAGCCTGCAGACGCAAGAGATGGGCGACTGGCTGCCGTGGATTCGTTCGCCCGATTCGGAAATAAATCTGTACCGTGATCGGATGGTGGCGCGCTCGCGCGATCTTATCCGTAACGACGGCTGGGCTGCCGGCGGCATCACGCGGATTCTCGACAATACGATCGGGGCGTCGCTGCGGTTGTCAGCCAATCCTGACTATCGCGCGCTGGCGGCTCTGACCGGTGTCAAGGCGTTTGATTCGGCATGGGCAGAAGAGTTTCGGCGCGCGATCGAAGCCATCTGGCGCGGTTATTCAGAAGATCTCGGGCGTTACAACGATGTCAACCGGATGCTGACCATCTCTCAGCAGATGCGGCTGGGCTTACGCCACAAGTTAATTGATGGGGATTCGCTGTTCGTAACGTACTGGATGCCTGAGCGCATCGGACGTGGGCGCGCGACCTACGCAACGTCGTTCCTTTTAATCGACCCGGATCGACTCTCGAATCCATACCAGATGATCGATTCGAAGAACCTGCGCGGTGGCGTCGAGATTGACGACAACGGCGTGCCGATCGCTTACCACATCCGCAAAGCAGAACAGAACGACTGGTACAACTCGGCCGAATCGATGATCTGGGAGCGGGTCGAGCGCGAAGACCATGATGGCTGGATGCGCGTGATTCACGACTTTGAGCACGATCGCGCCGGCCAGCACCGTGGCATCGGCATTTTCACGCCCGTCCTGTCGCGCTTCAAGATGCTGGCGCGCTATTACGGTGTCGAGCTGCAGGCCGCGACGATTGCCGCGACCTTTGGCACATACGTGACCAGCCCCTACGATCCAGCGCTTGTTCAGGATGCTCTCGATGGCGATTCTGAACTGAACAATTATCAGAACTTGCGCAACGAGTGGTCTAAAGAGCGCCCGGCCATGCTGAATGGCGCCAGGGTACCAACGCTGGCGCCGGGCGAGGAAATCAAGTCTGTTGCGGCCGCTCATCCGCATTCCGGATTTGGCGACTTCGCGCACGAGATGATGCGTACCTTCGCCGCGGCTGCTGGCCTATCGGCTGAGCAGGTGACGCAGGACTGGTCAAGCACCAACTACAGCTCGGCACGCGCGGCGCTATTGGAAAGCTGGAAGACCCTGACGCGCCGGCTGAACGAATTCAAGACCGCCACCGCAACGCCGATGTATGCCTGCTTCCTCCACGAAGCGATGGATCGTGGTGATCTCCCGTTGCCCCGCAATGCCCCGGATTACATCGACGCGCGCACGCACTACGCGCGCTGCGACTGGCTGGGCGTGGCCCGCGGCTGGGTTGATCCTGTGAAGGAGAAGCAGGGCGCAATTCTCGGCATGGACGGCGCGCTGTCCACGCTGAAGAAAGAATGCGCCGAGCAAGGTCTGGACTATGAAGAGGTGATCCAGCAACGCGCGGTAGAAATCAAGCAGTTCCGCGAGGCCGGATTGCCGCCGCCGAACTGGTATGGAAACGACGCTATGAACGCAGCAACCCCAGAAGAAGAGGCGCAGGCGAAATGAAGAATCTCCCTTTCCTCGCGCAACGACTGTTCAACACGCCGCTCGCGATTACGCCCGGCAAGGCAGAGATGGTCATGGCCGCACTTGCCGACCGGTTCGGCATTACCAGGCTATTCCGGTCCGACGGCGAGGTCATCACCTTCGCGGATGGCGGCTCGTGTACCGATATTGGTGCCGGCGCAGAATTTGGCGGCGCGAAGGAAAGCCCGGCGCGCGGTTACGACGTCATCGCCGGAATCGCCGTCATCCCGGTGCAAGGTACGCTCGTGCAGAAGCTTGGCACACTGCGCCCGTACAGCGGAATGACCGGGTACGACGGCATCCGGGCGAACGTGAGCATGGCACTCAACGACGACGCCGTGCGCGCAATCGTGTTTGACGTGGACAGCCCCGGCGGCGAGGTATCTGGATGCTTCGACCTGGTCGATGCGATCTACTCGGCGCGCGGACAAAAGCCGATGTGGTCGATCTTGTCGGAGTCGGCATATTCGGCTGCCTACGCGATTGCAAGTGCGTCGGATCGGATTATCGTGCCGCGCACTGGCGGAACCGGAAGCGTGGGCGTGATCTGCATGCATGTCGATCTTTCCAAGGCGCTGACCGCAGCAGGCATCGCGGTGACCATCATTCAGTATGGTGCGCGCAAAGCGGATGGCAGCGAGTACCAAGCGCTTTCGAAGGAAGCGCTCGCCCGGTTCCAGGGCGACATTGACACGATGGGCGATCTGTTCGCCTCCACTATCGCGCGCAATAGAAAAATCTCCAAGGCCTCGGTCAAAGGTACCGAGGCCGCAACGTATCTCGGCGCTTCCGGCGTCGAAATTGGCTTCGCCGATGCCGTCATGGCACCGGACGAAGCATTCCAATCCCTTCTCTCCGAGTTGGGCCAGTAGTCACTTCCACTAAATGAGGTTGCATTTATGACCCCCACACTGCGTAGCAAAGTGGCGAGCGCCCTATCGTTCGCCCATCTGGCCGGACTTGGCCAGCGTTCCAAAGCCGAAGGCGACGATCCCGAGAAAAAGGACGATGAAGAAGCCAAGGGATCGCGCGCCGAAGGCGACGATTCGGAAGACAAGGAAAAGGACGATACCAATTCCAAGAAATCCAAGGCAGAAAAGGGCGACGACGACAAGGATTACGCCGAAGGCGACGATCCAGACAAGAAAGACGAAGACGCCGATGCCAAGGGATCAAAGGCCGAAGGCGACGACAAGGAAAAAGATGCTGAAGGCGATGACGACGAAGATGAAATGTCTGGCAAGAGCGCGGCGGCAAGCGCCCGCCGGCGCGAGCGCGCGCGCTGCGCTGCAATCTTTGGCAGTAAGGCGGCTGGCCGCAACCCGGTTCTGGCTGCCAATCTGGCGTTCAACACCCGGATGACGCGCAAGGAAGCGATTGCCGTTCTAGAAAGCACTCCGGCAGCCGTTCAGCCGGGCGCCGACCGCTCTGGCCGCAATCCCGTGCTGGGATCTGGCGCATCTGCCGGACGCAATCCGAAACAGGCAATTGCATCCAGTTGGGATCAGGCATTCGCGTCCGTTCCTGGGCATACCCGTCGCTCGTAATCGCTTTTTCAAAATCGAAAGGAAATAATCATGGGAAATCCCACTGTTACCCCGCTGGTCGAGCAATGGCATGACGGCGGCTTCATCGTCAGTGAGGCGAACGGTCATCAGTCGCGCGAGAGCATTACGCTGACGGGCGCCACCAAGGTCTATGCGGGCACAATTCTCGGTCAAGCCAAACTCGGTGCCGCCACCAGTGCAGCCGGCACCAATACCGGCAATGGCACCATGGGTGCTATTGTCGTCGGTGCCGGCGCTCAGGCTGGTGCCTATGTGCTCAGCATCACGAAGGCGGCGACAAATGCCGGCGACTTCGAGGTCATCGATCCGCAGGGCGACGTCGTCGGTTTGGGGACTGTCGGCACCGCATTTTCCGGGGGCGGCCTGAGCTTTACCTTGGCGGACGGCGCTACCGACTTCGCCGTCGGGGACAAGTTCACGATCACGGTCGCTGCTGGCACCGGAAAATATGCCCCGCTAAACCTGTCCGCTACCGATGGTACGCAGACTCCGGCAGGCATTCTGTTCGCTACCAAGGACGCAACATCCGCAGACAAGCCGGCGCTCTCGATGGCACGAAACTGCGAGGTCAATGCGTCCGAGCTGATTTGGCCGTCTGGTGCGACGTCGGATCAGATTGCTGCCGGCGCCATCCAGTTGAAAGCCCTCGGGATCATCGCCCGCTAACCCCACCATCAACCAATCAAGAAGGCCGCCTCCGGGCGGCTTTTTCTTTTTCTAAAGGAAAAATCATGGCAGGCGAAATCCTCGACATCTTCAACTCGGACGCGTTCAGCGCCGTGGCCCTGACCCAGGGCGTGCAACGTAACCCGTACCAACCTGTCGGCTTGGGTGAATTGAACATTTTCACCCCGAACCCGATCCGTACAACGAATGTCGCTGTTGAAGAGCGGACCGGCAAGCTGGCTCTGATCCCGTTCAGCGAGCGCGGCGCCGAAGGCACGCAACGGACCACCGAGAAGCGCAAGATGCGCTACTTCGACGTGCCGCGCCTGATGCACGACGACACAATCCACACCTATGAAATCCAGAATATTCGCGAGTTCCAGGAGGGCGTCACCCAGCAACCGGTTTCGGTGCTGATGCAATTGGAGCGCGAAGTTGCTCGTCGCCTTGGTGGCCCGACTGGCTTGCTGGCCAGCATCGAATACACCAAGGAATACCTGCGCCTGGCCGCTGTGCAGGGCCTGGTTCTTGATCCGAAGGACGGGAGCGTCCTGTACAACTGGTTCGACGAGTTCGAGATCGCCCAGGCTTCGGAAGTGGCGTTCAATCTGGCCGCCGGCACGGCAAACAGCTTGCGGCCGATCTGCAACGGCATCGTTCGCACCATGGCGCGTAAAGCACAAGGCGCGTTCACCCCGTCGACCCGTGTCTACGGGATGTGCGGCGACGCGTTCTACGACAATCTGACAAATCACCCGGACGTGATTCGCACCTTCATCAACTGGTCCGATGCGCGTGCATTGCGTGACAACTCGCAGGGCGCTGCATTCGAAGCGTTTGATTTTGCGGGCATCACCTGGTTCAACTACCGCGGTTCGGACGATAACAGCTCGATCAAGGTTGCTGACGACAAGGTGAAGTTTTTCCCAGTGGGTGCCCCCGGCGTATTCGAGGAAACGCTCGCACCGGGAGAATCGGCTGAGTTCGTCAACCAGCCGGGCGCACCAGTCTACGTGTTGCCGATCATTGATCGGGATCGCCGCATGTGGTGGAAGATGGAGGCCTACGCTTACCCGCTCTACCTCTGCACTCGTCCGGAGACGCTGCTGTCCGGGCGCGCCGGAGCGTAAGTTGTGATTGACTGGGACTCGGCGGTTCTGGCGCCATTGCATGGGGTGTTCGGCGAAACGGTGCAGTATTTTCCGGCCGTCGGACAGCCTTTCAATATCACGGGCATTTTCGACGAGGCGTATAAGAGCGTCGATATGTCGGATGCCGTCGCAATGGCGACAGACATGCCCGTGCTTGGCGTGCGACTTGCCGAGTTCCCAGTCTCGCCGAAGCAGCGCGACACGCTCGTGATCACCGCGAATGATCAGCACAGCGGCGGCACATTCGTCGTCAAGGAAGTGCGTCCTGACGGCCACGGCGAAGCGAAATTGCTCCTGAACTATGTGGGTCCGTAATGGCTGATCTTGCAATGCTCGCCAGTCGGCAAATTCGCCTCGCTGCGATAGCGGCTCTCGATCCAGCGGCATTTCCTGGTGTGACGGTCGAGTCTCCGGGCGACTGGAACACGCCGCCGGAATCGTTGCCGGCGATTCTGCTGCGCTGTGCCGACGACAACAAAGAATCGATCACCAAGGGACAGCCGGAGTTTACGACAACTGTTGCCATTGAAATTTCGGTTCGAGTCGCCGCAAACACGGCAGCCGATGCACAGGATGCTATCGAAGCGCTTGTCTATTCGATCGAAACCGCATTGCTGACCAACTATGACCTGATCAAGATCATCAACCAGGTCGCATCTGTCAGCCGCAAGATGCAGATCAGCGCCGAAGGCCGCGTGCACTTCGGCTCGGCATCGATGCGCTTCGATTTCGAAGTGCCGGAAATGTTCGAGCCGACGGATTTCAATGTCCCGCCGGCGCTGACCAGCTTCGGCCTGCACTTCGATGCCGGCGCGCCGTTCGACTCGACCGGAACCTATGCCAATCCAGCGTTCCCGGATTCTGTACTACCCGCACCGCGTACCTCTGGGCCTGACGGCCGGGATGAGGGCGCTCTTGACATCACGCTACCGCAATAGGAGTTCCCCATGCACGTCAGACCGGCGCCGGGGTTCACGATCCGTGACCCCGACTTGAAGGACCACTTGCCGCAAGAAGGGCGAGACGTCCCTGATTCACCTTACTGGCATCGCCGTCTTCGTGACGGCGATGTTGTTTCTGGCGCGGTCAAAACCGCCGCGAAGCACAAGTCCACTGACCGGAGCGCACAAGAATGACTATCCCGTTCAAAAATATCCCTGCCAATATCCGGGTGCCGCTGTTTTACGCGGAAGTCGATAACTCGCAGGCAAACTCCGGCCAGATCAACCAACGCGCGCTGATCATCGGGCAGATTACAGCCGATGGTACGGCGACGCCAAATGTTCCAGTAATTTCGCAGGGCGCTTCGGATGCCATCACGGCCGGCGGCGCCGGTTCAATGTTGGCCCTGATGACGGCCGCCTACCGGCTCAATGATACGTTCGGCGAAGTCTGGTATTTGCCGCTCGCCGACGATGCTGGCGCGACTGCTGCTGCTGGAAGTTTGGATTTCACCAGCGTTGCCACCGCCGCCGGAACGCTCTACCTTTATATTGGCGGCGTGCGGCTTGCCCAACCGATCCTGACGACGCAGACCGCCGCGCAGCTCGCAACGGCACTCGCCGCGCTGATCAATGCAACCGCCAATCTGCCGGTTACCGCAGCCGTCGATGGAACGACGACCTCCAAGGTCAACATCACTGCAATCAACAAAGGCGCCGCCGGCAACGACATCGACCTACGGATCAATTACCAGGGCACGCGCGGCGGCGAGGTCCTGCCGGCCGGACTGGCCGTCACGATTGTGCAGATGACCGGCGGCGCGACCAATCCGACGCTGACGACCGCTCTCGCCAATCTCGGCAGCCAGGAATTCGACTTCATCGTTTGCCCGTACACCGATGCAACGTCCCTCGATGCGCTGAAAGGCCTGCTGAATGACGTATCCGGCCGCTGGTCGTGGAGCGAGCAGATGTACGGGCATTTCTATGGTGCCTACCGTGGGACTCTTGGTGCGCAAACGACTCTTGGCACCGGACGTAATGATCAGCACGGCTCGATCATGGGGTTCAACGACTCGCCGACACCGAACTGGATCTGGGCTGCGGCACTCGCCGGCGCAGACGCAGTCAGCAAGCGTGCAGACCCGGCCCTTCCTGTTCAGGGAGTGGTACTGCAGGGCGTTCTGGCGCCGCCGCTCCAGTCGCGCTTCGCGCTCACCGATCAAAACACGCTGCTATACGACGGCATCTCGACCTTCAACGTCGCCGATGACGGAACAGTGTCGATCCAGAACCTAATCACGACATACCAGAAAAATGCCTTCGGCAATGCCGACGACAGCTACCTGGAAGTCGAGACCATGTTCACGCTGGCCTACGTACTGCGCGCGCTGAAGACCATGGTCACGTCGAAATATGCGCGTGTGAAGCTGGCCGCCGACGGCACCCGCTTCGCGCCCGGCTCGGCAATCGTCACGCCGAACATCATCCGTGCCGATCTGATCGCAAAATACCGCGAGCTGGAATACGACGGCCTGGTGCAGAACGGCGACAAGTTCAAGGAAGGCTTGATCGTGCAGCAAAACAGCCAAAACCCGAACCGAGTCGATGTGCTGTTCCCGGGCATCCTGATCAACCAGCTGCGGATCTTCGCGCTGCTCAATCAATTCCGTCTGAGCTGAAACACACCCCGACCAACCAAGGCTGCCTCCGGGCGGCCTTTTCTTTTCTGAGGAATGAAAAATGGCAGACACGACCAATCGCATCGCCGGGGTGGCCTACCTCTCCGTCGACGGCAAACAGTACATGCTAGCCGGCGACTTCGGCTACAGCCCATCGAAAGTGTCTCGCGAAACCCTCGTCGGACAAGACCGCGTGCATGGTTACAGCGAGAAGCCGCATCAGGGAATGATGTCCGCCACCCTGCGCGACGCCGGCGGCCTGACCGTCGCAGACATCAACGCGATGACAAATGTCACGGTCACCGCCGAGTTGGCGAACGGCAAAACCGTCATCGGTCGGAACATGTGGACCGTCGATGTTCAAGAAGTGAAAACCGCCGAGGCCACTTTCGATGTGAAGTGGGAAGGCTTTGATGTTGAGGAGGCGTGATGGAAAACCAGAGTCAACCTGAGATTGCAGACATGCCCTCGGACGAAAAAACGATCGTGTTGCGTAAGCCGGTCACGTTCGCAAAGGTGGATTACACCAAGCTGGATCTGCGCGAGCCGACCGCCGGCGAGCTGTCGAAAGCCACCAAAGCCGGTAACGATGTCGACACGGCGATCGCGCTGATTTCGATGATTGCCAAAGTGCCGCGCGGTGCCGTCGAACTGATCTGCCAGCGCGACTTCCAGGAGGCGTCCGATTTTTTGGGCAGCTTCACGGTGACTGGCCAGGAAACTGGCGAGACATCGTCGCAGAGCTGACGAAGTTTTATGGCTGGGGACCGGTGGAAGCCCTGTCTTTGCCGTGGCATGGCGAGTTTGGGCTTGGATGGTGGAATGACCAGGCGATACGGATGAAGGGCGCGGGATAGCGATATGGCAAACAATTTTAAGATCGTCATTTCCGCTACTGACAAGGCAACAGCGTCGGTGCGGAAGGTGAACGATGCCATCTCCAAGATGACTCGACCATTCTCAAACGTGCAGCGCTCGGCGAGCGCACTGGGCAAGGAAATCGGCCGCAACCCCGTTGCCAAAGGGCTCAAGCAGATCGGTCGTATTGCGGAAAGCACGGCGGCAAGCGTGGCAAAAATCGCGGTACCGATGGCCGGGCTGGTCGGATTCGGTTCCATTGCCGGTTTGGCTGCTCTTGTCACAGAATGGGGTCGTCTTGGCTTTGAAATCGGCAAGACCTCCGCAACACTTGGCATGGCTGCGTCTGACTTGCAGTCCCTGCGCGGCGCCGCTGAATTGACCGGCGTTTCTTCGGAGGAGCTAACCGGCAGCCTGAAGGCCCTCGGTGACACGATGGAAGACGCGCTTTTCGGGCGGAATCAGAGCGCGATGATGCTGTTCAATCGGATGCACATCGGCATCCACAAAACGGCCGAAGGATCGATCGACGCTGCCCGTGGCTTCAAGGAAATCGCCACCTATATTTCCAGCATCAAGAGCGCGCAGGTTCAAGGTCTTGTAGCGCGCCAGCTCGGCCTCGAATCCGCGCTTCCTTTGCTTCGCAAGGGGGCGGCCGGCATCGAAGAACTGCAACAGAAAATCTACGGCTTCGGTGGCGTCAAGAGCAATGCGGCGATCCAGGCAGCAGAGCAGTTCGGTCGCAAGATGATCGAACTGAAGTCCGCTGCCTATGGCCTGAAAATCGCGATCGGATCGGCGCTTATGCCTGCCTTGCAGCCCATGATTGAGCAGCTCACGCAATGGGTATCAATAAATCGCGAGGCGATCAGCTCGAAAGTTGGCGAATGGGCGAAGCGCTTCGGTGAATGGATGCGGGGAGTGGACTGGGACAAGGTCGCGTCCAACATCGCGACGGTCGCCCATGCGCTTGGCTCCCTTGTCGAAGGAACGGCGAAGCTGATCGAGAATATCGAAAAGCTTGGCCGCATCAAGCAGGCGGACTTCTGGAAGAAGTTGGGGCTCAGCGGCCGCGAGATGGAGTACAACGAAGCGACCGGAAAATGGCAGCCCGTCAAGAAACAAGGCGGCGCATCGGGTGGCCGGACTGGTGGTGCATCTGGCGACTGGTTGCCTGATAGCGGCCCTGCTGCCCAGGCGCCACGCGGTATCCGCAACAATAATCCGGGAAATCTGCGGCGCTGGGGCGACAACCCGATAAACGGCGGTTACGCCGTTTTCCGCAGCCCCGCCGAGGGCATCGCCGCGATGGTGAAGCAGCTCCAGTTGTATGGTGGCCGCGGCATTAATACGCTCGACAGCATCATTGGGAAATGGGCGCCGGCAAGCGAAAACGATACGCGCAGCTATGTGAACGACGTTTCTAAGCAGACTGGTTTCGCGCCGAACGCGCGTCTCGATATGGCGGATGCCAAAACGATCGCGCCGTTGATCTCGGCAATGATTCGGCATGAAAACGGCCAGAACCCCTACGACAAGGGCACGATCGACAATGCCGTATCGCATGTGCTGGTCGAATTCAATAACGCGCCGCCCGGTACCACGGCAACCGCTAAAACCAAAACAGGCGCTGTGATGCCGGTGCGCGTCAATCACTCTCTACCCACATTGGCAGCAGGATGAGCATCGACAGCACATTGAACGGTATTCAATCCGTCACGACGACGATTCAGTCGGGCGTCAACGCAGTGACGCGGTTGGCAAAGGATGTTGGCATCGGCGGCGTTAGCGGTGTCGGAACCTATTGGAAAGACAGCCTGCAACCGGCTTCTTACAGAGGTGTGCGATTCGGCGTACTGAGCAGCGCGGGACAGTTCGGGCGTCGCAATGTTGTGCATGCGTACCCATATCGCGACCAAGTGTGGGTCGAGGATCTCGGGCGCGGCCCGCGGCGCATCAACATGCGTGGCTTCCTCGTGGAGAACGGGGCGTATGGCGGGGGCAGCGTTATCGCGCAGCGCGAGCGAATGATTGCGGCAGCGGAGACCCCGGGCGAGGGCGAGCTGGTGCACCCCACCCTCGGCCGTATGAAGGTCAGCCTTGTCGGTCCACTGGGGGTTGAGGAGCGATGGGACCAAGGTCGCGTATTCGAAATAACGTTTTCATTTATCGAGTCGGGAAAGCGGATATTTCCGACCGTGTCGACCTCGACCGCCAACGCTGTCGCGGCGGCCTGCACGGCAGCGGACGCAGCCGCATCCAGCGATTTCGGTGCCTCTGTCGGTAGCACGCTCGCGCAGGGCGCGGCGGTGGTATTGCAGGCAGCCAG